TTTGATTCAGTATCTGATAATAATTATCAACCATCATTAAAAATCCAAGGTACAAGCGAGTATATAATGGGAAGGAATTCAGCAACAGTCCACCCACAAGGATTAGACATATTTGCTTATTATGATTATGACCAACCTTTACAAGGTCCAGGGCCTGCTGGGTATACTTTACCTTATGCTACGGCTTCAATAACAGACCCAGCACTACCAATTTCTGGTGGTAACTGGATGAATGAAGCAACACCTCCTAATACTGTAGATGCTTACTTCACAGAACCAACTACATTTGAAAGTGTTCTTAATGCTAACATTAGAAAATATCCTGCTGATTACAATAATCCTACAGGGTATAGTGGATCTGCTTATGTAAGATCCGAGCTTGATGGTATATCAGTTGATTTTAATCCTAATGATTATCAACAGATTGTGCAGGATGCTACAATAAGTACTATTCCACAATTTAATGGAACTGACTTAGCTGAATCATTTGAATTTAATGCAGTTGCGGTTTACTATGATATGGTAGACTTAAGTGATTCTAGCAAAACTAAAACAAACTTATACGGTATTTTAATTTTAGACAATATAACTCCTACAACTGATGGAGGATATATTCAAAGATACCCGAAATATAAACCTAATCTTACAACTGGCCAAAATGGTAATAGTTATGGATTTAAAATTAATTTAAGATTTGATGCTTCTCCTGGTACTGCAGGTATTGATACAATTGTAAATGATTATAATACTTTTTCGATGGGATTATTCTCAGATGCATCTGCGCAGTTACAAGCATCGGCTCAAATATTCCAAAGACAGCAATTAGAGATAGCTGACATGGAATTAAGATTAGCTGCTGTTGAGAATACTCTTAATTCAGTTAGTACATCTGCATTCTTACAGTCGCAAATTAATAGTTTACAAACACAAATTGATAATGCTTCATTGGCTTTTGCAAGTAGTACTACATTGTTAGATTTAATTGCTAAAAACTCTGATGAAATTCAAGCATTAGCTAACGGTGAGGTTGCTACTACTTTACAATATAACACTGAAGTTGTTAGGCAAGGAACAGGTATAACAGTTAACACTAACACACCTAATCAAATTCAAATATCTAATAATGTGCAAGCATATAATTTAATGGTACCAGTAGATGCTGGTAATGTTCCAATTACTACAGTTGCACCATTAAACTTAAATGTAGTTGATCCTAGGGTATTTGTAGATTTAGGAACATATACAAATATGTTAAGACTAGATACTATAAATACAGCTGCTGGTGATTTAGCTATTTATATTGATGATACTGATATTCAGTGGAGAACTGGGCAAACAGTAAGACTAACATTTAACAACATTCCTCTTATGGGATCTCGTGATATAAAAATATATACCGATTCTCCAAGTAGACTTAATACTGGTTCATTTGGAAAATTGGCTGCAACTATACCTAATGCTAAATTAAGCAATACTAACATTCCAATAATTGATCTAATTTGTACAGAGCAAGGAGTGTTAAGTTTTGTATATGATTGCATCAAATAAATAATAAAATTGAAACCTAGATAATGGCTGAAAATAATTCAATACAAACAATGCTTCCGGAACTGTTAAGACTTTTTAACAATTCACTGGAGAGCTTTGAGAAAGTAAATCAAGCGATTACATCAAGTAGAGATTCTGTAACTGTTAACATTCAGAATAATGATGGTACAAATTCTAGGATTACTATTCCAAGTTTTGGTTTTCTTAAAAATTCGGTAGACAGATTAAATACAAACATTAATACTATTACTAACTTTAATGATGGTAATAGTTCTATAAGATTAGCTGATGGTACATTTAGAAAATTAGTTTTAGCTAAATTACCAACCGAGGCACAAGATCTTACTTCATTAAATTCCATTAATGAATTTGATATTAAACCTAATTGGTTTTTTGAGGAATTAATAAATCCATTATTATTTGTAGCATTTGATATTACAGGACAGGCTCCTATTGATACTGAAAGGGCTATTGTACAAAGATACATTTTAGATACAAACTCACAGAGTAAAATTAATTACTTTGAATCAAATTATAATGGGAATGCAGTAATAGATTATGATACTTTTTTACAACAAATTGTAGAAAAGAATATAGCTTATGTATTAGACGAGGCTGTAGTAGATTTACCACCAAGAGATAAGAGATACTCTGGTAACTTTAGTGTAATTAGAATTGGAGAAGAAAGTGTTACTGAAACTGTAAATGGTGTAGAGCAAACAACTGTTCAAAAATTATATAAGTTAAATAAAATATTTTATACAGATTCGGAGGCTGATTTTGCTGATACTGTACAACTTAAAGTAGGAGATAGTTTAGAAGTAGTATCTACACCAATTGATACTCGATACACAGTAACACAGATTGATGCTAGTACTAATTCCGTTACAGTAAGATTACAGGAAGGTTCTAGGACTATAAGTATAGGTGCTGATGTTTTAAAAATAGGATCTTCATTAAGTGATACTTTAGAGGTAGACGTTACTGTTGGATTTAATGAAAGATGTGTAACCTTTATTAAACCTATTGATCCAGATTCAAAAATACCTGCTGTTAATTGGTCACCGGGTAGTGGATTTTATACAAATAATTTAACAACTATTAATGCTGCTGGTACTCAGCAGACTTTAGCAGATTATTATCAACAGAATGCTGTTGATTTTGGTAGATATCTTTTATCGTTTGCACAAGACAAGATGCCAACAAGTAGAGAAGGTTTAACACCTAATGCTCCAGTTTTAACTTCTGAGGATTTTACTGTGGCTTTAATAAATGGTCAGGTTAGTAATTCAGATTCTATTGTTCAGCTTAAAGACTTAAATAATCAAAAGAGTACAATACAAGCAACACTTAGTGAATTAGATGTTGCTATTTCTCAGAGTAGAGCAAAAATACAAACAACTAATTATACTACTGAAGTTGAAAGGGATTCAGATAAAAATGCGTTACAAGGTTTAATTACTGAAAGAGCATCACAGGCTAAATTATATTCATCTGTAGTTACCGAAATTGATTCTTTTGCATCTGATAATTCTGTAAGTAGTATAACTCCTAAATATAGAGTAAGAGGATTCTGGGCAATGCCACAAGAAAAATCAGCTCCTGAAACAGGTGTACAGGATATAATAAAATTTAAATATCGTTACAGGTATCTTTCGTCGGACGGTGCTGCTAATGCAGTAGATCAATTTACTTATACTGACGGGTCTGGTACTAGCCAAGGTGCATTTTCTAATTATGTAATAGTGGATAGTGTATTAAGACCTAGGGTTAAAAATACTATAACTGGTTTATATGAATGGGTTGCTATTAATGATGATAATGCAGATGCAGTAAATATTAATCAATTAGACATTCCAATTAGAAAAGGTGAACAAGTAGAAATACAAGTTAAATCTATTTCTGAAGCAGGGTGGCCAGCTAATCCATTAGAAAGTGAATGGAGTACAGCTATAAGAGTAGAATTTCCAGCTGATTTAAGTTCTGATAGTGCTCTTGAATCTATATTGACTCAAAACCAAGAAGACTTAGCGCTAGTTTCATTAAATGAAAATTTAGAATCTATTGGGTTACCTACTCACTTAAGCAGTTCTTTTACTGCTAATGAAACATATTTTGCTCATTCATCTCCAGTAATTGCTTCTGGTTTTCTATCCGAGAATCAAACACCAATTGATTTGTTTACAAAATTACAAGATATGCAAAATCAATTGGATCTGTTTTCAGAAATACTAAGCAGTGCACAAGGTGAACTAGTAACTACTTTAGTTGATGATACTGGTAATACATTTAATTTAAGAAGAAATGCAACTACAAAAGTATTTGCTGGATTCTATTCACAAGAAGTTGATGGATTGGATGATCCTAGAGGTGCTATTGTTTCAAAGACTTATTTTATTAACATTGCAAATAGATCACAAACTGCTTTACAGTTAATAGCTAGAATTACTGGTAATAGAAGTAGGATGGTAAAACAATCTGAAAACCCTGGCTTATATTCGCCAACTAACACTGGAAGTTTAATAAATGGTTCGGTTATTTTACCAGCAACATATTCATGGCTAGATAATAGTAAAGATAATCAGTCAAATGATAGGGCTACATACAGGGGTGATGATGCTGATTATAATACAATTAGAAAATATGATCTATCACCAATTCTTTTAACAAATCCTGATGTTACTGCCAGCACAAAGTATGGGCAAATGGTTTCTCAACCACCATTTCAGTCTACACAAAATAAGAATCAGTTTATTTATAGTAGATTTGCTGATGTATCTGCCGAAGGTAATTTTTATAGTTATCTTAATGCAGATTTACCAACAAATGGTTATACTTTTAATTTAGATACATTAGAAAATTTTTATAGTGCACCAGCTGCAACTACAGTTTCTGATCCGACAACACAATTTATTTGGGGTGGTGGATTTTTAGATACTGGGCTTCCTACTACAACAGCTTCTTATCCAGGTTCGCAAACACCTGCTGATAATTTAGTATCAGTTTCAATTGCACACCCGTTTTTAACTAATTACACTGCATATAAAGCTGCTTATGAATCTTTAACTGGTGATATTAATACATTGCCAGTTGTATTACCAACAGGTGTTGGTATAGATTGTACTGTTGCCGGTAATGGTACAGCTGCTGTATTATTTAGACAGTCTAAGTTTTCACCGTTAACTTCTGATTCTCCTTATGGAAAACAACAAGGGATTTATTTAAATGAAAATGTTACCGACTTGTATAATTTGTCAACCGCAACAGGCGCGCCATACGCAGGGCTTACTTTTGATACTGGACAAATACTTCAGCCTAGCCCATCATTATCGTCGGCTGCTTTAGTAAATCTGTGGGATACTACTGCTGCTGGTTATATTACTGGTGGTTATTCTAGAAATGCTAAAAATTCATTTGAAGGTTTTGACCAATATACTTTAGGAAGACAGTCTTGTGGATCTTATCTGTTTATATCTTCTGATAATCATTTGAATATTCAAGTAGATGGAGATTCTATACAATCTAGAGAGGTAGTACAGTTTGGCCAACAGAATGCTGTTAGTGTTCCTTTGGTATTCCAATATAGAATGACTGATTACTTTGGAACTACATCAGGTACAGGTTTAGGTAATATTGGTGGTGATGAAACAGGTTCTACTGTTAACTTAACATATACTAAAAGAATTGGGTTTGATTTATATCCAAATAATTCAGATGTAGTTCAATTTGATATTGAAGTTTCTGCTAATTATAGATCTGATAGATTAAGTATAGATGTATTCCCTAAAGCAACAGTAACTAAAGGCTTAAGTGATTTAGAAAAAGTTGTATCAGCATTAAGACCTTCATTAACACAAACTGCCGTAAGTACTAGGTCAGGTGGTGGCGGAGGAGGAAGAAGTGGAGCTAATACTTTCATTGGGGAAGCAGACCTGTAATTTAACCATTGCTATATCTTTTGGTGAATATATAAAAAAAGTGAAAGATACATGGCTGAAAACCTGCTCGATAAAGCATCCTATAGTTTAATTAGAACAAACCCTAAGTTAACGGGTAATGTTAAGATTGTGTCTGATGGTATAGACATCTATCTAGAATCATTTAGTGCTAATACTCGACTATCATCTCAGAAGTTTAAAGCATTTAAAGTCGACGGTACTAGTACTTATGACCAGGATGTTTTTAAATTTTTTGATAATGGCAAGTTTCCTAAAGAAGCCGCATATGAGATATTCCAAGAATACGAGGATGATGCTGTACTTTCCAATTATCGTAATCAATATGAAATGTTTTATTGTGCTGGTACCAGGTCTGTAGCATCAGAAAGCTATTCTCAAAGTCTAGGTACTTTTGCACCACTTTGGTTAAATGAACAAATACCAAATTATTTTGTAATTTTTAGATTAGATAATCCAGCAGCTGTCAACAACTTTAGAGCCGCAACAGAAAATGCCGATACGGCGAATGCGCAAACCTCAGTTAATTTTAATAAAAATGTTTTGGAGAATTGCACAGCAATTAAAACTTTTGATTTAACACAAGGTACTGCATTAGGGTCTTATATTAGAAATTATAGAAATCAAGAAAACTTTCCAGAAGTTCCATTAAATATGACTTGGAGAAGGGATGAGCCTATGTTGTGGAATGGAATATCATATAGTAATGGAGGTTTTACAAGTTCAGGTAATTTTGCATATGAAGATATGGTTACAAAAGATTCAACTATTATACAAGATGAATACTTATTTACACAAGGGTTTCAGAATAATGGCATACTTTTAGCAAATCTTTTAAACATGGAATTTTTGTTTGACGATCCTACTGCTAAAGATTATTCTATTAATAGATATTTTGGTATGTATGTTAATGATATTGAAGAAGGTAAGTTTGATATATCCGGTGAGGCTTTTTACAAAGGAACAAATATTGAGAAATCACAACAGCCTACTATAACTTCTATAACAGAAGTTTCCCAATTTTTAAATACTCCATTTAAGTTAACAAATGAAAATGGTATATTACTTTATTTAGATCCTGATAAAACTGAAGTTATAACAGGCTTACCAACACCGGAGAGAGTTAATGAAGTAGAGTCTATATTTTATGTTAAAGATAAAGAAGATGATTTTCATACTATTAAAAAAGGATCAACCTGGGATAAAGATCAGATAAGATTATTTGATACTGAAGTAGACATATCTTTATTTACTGGATATAAGGAGCCTGATACTTTTGCTAATGCAAGTATTATTAGTCGTGCAGGTGTAGCGCAAATGTATATTAAGATATTAGACAATGTACAAGATGGTAGCTCTATTGCTTTTTATGATGGTAGCGAATTTACTGGTCAAATTTTTGCCAATAGTACATTAGCACCAACGCCTGGCAAATCCTTTGAACGATTCTTTAATCCAAACGGAACCATACAAGAAGTAGCTCAATCTATAGCATCTGCAATTAATAAAGGTATTAGTGAAAATGATAGATTTTTTGTTGCTACTTGTAATGATAGTACAGTTTATGTTAAATCAAGGTTTAGTGGATCTAGGTTTAATAGATTAAATTTTAAATTAGATAATCAATATCCTGAATTTTTTGATCAAACAGAAACATATCCTTTAACATCTGAAGTAAAATTGGATGGACACTTTGTTGGTGGAAATGATGTAAAAAACAGTTTATTAAAAGTTACATTAGGTGACCAAGATAGATTTACCAAAGGTGATTATGTACAAACTACTGGTAATTATGCGGTTATAGGTGACTGGGTTCCTTATACTGATGAACCTATTTATAATGGCTTACGAGAAATTATTGGATATACTGATATTGATAAGTACGTAATTATTACATGTAATGATAATCAAATAATGGTAACGCGATCTGGGCAAGTGGCCTTATACTCAGATTACAAACCTTCGTTTGGTAGATTTTCATTTTTTGAAGTTAAAGATTTTGATTTTGATTTTTATAGTACTTTATATAGCCAAGAAGGCGAATTAGATTTTGAATATAATGAATACAATCAAACAGTCGCAGGAGCAGTGCCACTTGAATATGAAGGTGTAAGTAGTAATCCTGAAATTAGAAGCTTTTATGATAATGGTGGTTTTTATAACCTTATCGGTTTAGTAGGTGATGCCGAAAAACAAAACCCTGATGAACAATATATTAAAAGTGAATATGTTAGATTAGAGGAAAACTTTTTAACTTCTCAAGCTGCTATTTCAAGAATTGCTCCATATATTAATAAATGGGCATGGGTTAATAATGGTAAAGATGTTAGAAACCATCCATATAGACTAAATGCAAACGAAGCATTTGGCTTAAATAATTTTGCACCATCTAAATGGGATAAGATCCAAGAAGCTAGTGGTTATACTCATGAATGGTATTACTTATCAGAATTTCCAAATTATTTTACAAAAGATGCTATTGAAAAATCCTGGAGTTATATAGATAAGGCACCTAGAGATAACACACAAGCTAATTTCGCAACAGGGCAAGCATTTGTCCCAGGAACATTTCAAAATGTTATTAAAGATTATTTTAATGATTACTTTGTAGTTCAAAAGTTTACAACCAGAGGCATTACTGAAATAGATAGGCAGTTAAGGTATGGTAGATTAAATGGTGGTGATGAAAAGAATTTTTCAGAAACATTTTTAAGAGGGGTTAGAATTATAGCAAAAAATAAAGCAATAGGTACAGAGAAAGCTGATTTTAATGCAAGATCATTATCTTATGTCAGAGATGGTGAATTTAATGATTATAGATTTTCAGTAATGTTAGTTCCTAATTTAAACTCAGACGGTAGAACACCAGATCCTAACATACCAGAATTTCAAGTTAAATTTATAAAAAATGAAAAATGGAAAACTGTTGTTATGTTAATTTCTATGGCTTACATAGATGAATGTTTGCAACCAGATATTAATAGTACTTCTATTATAGATAGAACAACTTTATATTCTTTAAATAGTTCATATGTAACTCTTAGTGATTGTTCCCCTAGAATATTAAGTAATGGTAAATATGATTATGAGAAAACAAATCTAAGAGGGGCAGTTTCATTTGCTACTTCTACACAAGATTCAAATGGTATCTTTACAATTAGGTTTCAGCCATCCCTTGACGGTACATTACCTGAATTAGTTAATGATGTTAGAATATTAGAAGATGGTTCATACGGAATTATTAAATGGAGGATTGGAATCGGTACACCGGCGCAGCAAACTTTTCAAATTACAGGAATCCAAGGTGTAATTGATAATAGCACACTTACAGCTACTACCGTTACTAAAACTGAAGGTGGTGTTACAACTAATGTTAGCCTTCCTATTGGATCTCCACCAAACAACGCGTTAAGATCGGCTGAATATGACATTAGCCAAGGTGGTTATCAACAATTTGATAATAGGTTAACTGCTGCTGCTTTCGGTAATATTTTTGATTCTATTAATCAAGGTAATCCTAGCATTATATATGAAACAATTGCAGCCGATGGTAGCCAAATTAAAAATAAAGACGGAAGTTTAGCGCAAACCTTTGGTATTGAATTACGTGCACAGTCTGATATTTTAAAATCTATTTATGTTGGTGTATTACCAGATCCTGCAAAACCAACAGCCTTTAACTTGGCTGATGTAATAGGATATGATTTATCTTTGCAAAAGACACCAAGAATAACTCCTATAGCTAGGCATGCTGGTTATTATGAACCATACGCATTACCTTTATTATCATTTAGAGACCCTTATCAAAATTTAGATTTTGAAGAAGTTACAGGTGGGACAGGTAGTGTACTTATTCCAGATGCAGCATATAAAATAAAAGTAATGGAGTTATGTAAATATAAGAATGCACAGTTTAATAGTTCCGATCCAGAATTTGGACAAATTCAAAATTTCTTTTATCATAAAGTAAATGAACAAGATCCATCTGCTGTTTTAGAATTATCTAGAGAAAGCGCGTTTAATAGTTTATATCCTCTTATTAATGAAATAGGAATTGATTATAGAGATTTTTATATGTTTTCTTCTAACTGGGAACCTTCTTATTTTATAAAGAGTATTGATAAATCAGCAATAGAAAAAGTTATAGGTACAAGATCAATGTTTGAAAGAAAATCATTTTTTGGATCCAAATATCTTAAAGTTCCAGAAACGATTGTATTAGAAACATTTAAACCTGACCCTTTTATAAAAGCCGCTATTAGACAACCGAGTTTAATAAGTGGAACATTTATGTACCAGGATCAACCTGCAGTGTCAATCAGTAAAAGGTCTATTAAGTCAGAAGGCGTTTTAAATACTAGAGCTATTAAGAAAAAACAATCTGCACCAGTAGAAACATTTTATTTGTTTAATCAAAAAAGATTAATGGAATATTTGTTTACTCCAATAAAAGAGCAGTTTTTACTTTATATAAAAGATGAATTTGGTTATGGTGATTTAGAAACATTAGATGATGATGTAAATCAATACATAAAAGAAAATATTTTAAAGTTATATAAAATAGAAAAGGTTGATTTTTATACATTAGCAAGTAGAACTAAAGGTGGATCTACATTTACTACAGCCGAATTAACTAATGAGGAAAAGATTAGTAAAGGGTTAACTATTAATAATAATGTAGCATCTAAAACCTTAAATACAAATCCATTTGATTTAAGGCTAATATATAATAAAAGAACAGGTTTCTCTGAATCATATGGGTTCAGTGTCACAATAGTTAAAAAATAATAAAAAAGAAATGCCAATCACTATACAAGAAATAATAGCATCAGATACTATTTCACAACTGGTCGATAAAACAAATTTTAATTTTGACCAATTGTTACTTAATGGTGGAGGGCCTGCAGGACCAGCCGGGCCAATAGGACCAGTAGGGCCTGCTGGTGGAAGAGGACCTAAAGGAACTACCTGGTATGAAGATACTTCTACATCCGCTCCTGGGGTCACACCAATTGCAGTGCCACCTACTAGTACGCCATTAGGAGGTGATTATTATTTACAATTTAATGGAGTTGTTTGGGAATATACTGGATTAACATGGTCTCAGACTACTATTGATTTAGAAGGGCCAATGGGCCCACAAGGACCGGGTGGTGGTATGGGAGATTTATTTGGTGGACCTATATCAATAAACCAAGAAACTGCAATTTATAATGGTCCTATTGGTAGTGGGCAAGGTGCTACCACTACTAATGAAGGAATTCCTACTGTTATGATTGGTGGTGCTGTTACGACGACTACTGCTCTGACTGGTATTCCTTTAACAAATGCTTATATAATTCCTAATGAAATAGCAATTGGTGCACAGAGTAATAATGTTTCTTTACTCATTCATCAAAAAGATTCTGGTGGTAAGGCTATTGTTTTTCAAGGAGGAGGAGCAATTCCTGGTGAAAAATATTGGCAAGGGCAGCCTGGTATAAATAGTGAAATGACTAATTTATCCAATATTAAAATTGGACAAGATGACCGTCTAATTTTAGATGTGCCTAAAGTAGCTACGACACCAACTACCCCAGATGATTTAATAGGAATTCAACTTAATACTCCTGCAAAGTCTCAAAGTTTTACTGCAGGTAAAGCAATAGGATTTCAAACAGGACAAAGAACTACACAGGATTTTTCCGGAGAGAATTCTGATTTTACAATTAATGTAGGTGTTGGTTCCGCTCCAGGTGGAAATAAGTTTAGTTTAACTACGGCAGGTACTGCAGGTTCAACTCTTATGGAATTAGGTGCAGGCTTTCCAGTTGTATTACAACAAACAGCACAAGTAGGTGTAGCGCAAATAAGAGCAGGTTTAATTCAATTAACTTCTTCAACTAATCAAAATATACAATTATACTCAGGTGGTCAATTAAAATTAAATACAAGAACTGGTTCAAATCCAGCAGGTACAATATCATTAAACTCGGGAAGTGGTGGAATTTCATTAGATACAAACAGTACAGGAAATATTAATATTCAACAATCTAATTCTAGTAATTCAAACACTGGGAATATTGTTATTGAAAACCTTTCACAGGCCCCTAACAGTGTAGTAGGAGGTGATATTTATATACAAGGAAATAGTCAAATTATTTTAAAGAAAACTACTCAGACTGCATTAAATAATTGTAGTATAGTTATTGATTATGGAAGATTTAATCCTACATCAGGTACACCTCAACCTCATACAAGGTTTGTAGGACCACAAACAATAGCAGGGTTTATTGCATCATACCCTCCAGAATCATTCGGTAATCTTATATATAAAGATCCTACTGGTTATGCTAGCAATACAACTAATATATTTGAATTAACTGGAAATAATGGTGTTACTGATTATGCCCAAGGTGCAATGTTACAAGCATGGACTGGTGGAACACAAGTATCTACTGGTTTAGATGCAGGTTTATTGGCTATAGCAATGGGAAGCGAAGGGCCATCGAGCCCTGTACCTGCAGCTAATTTTATGTGGGATAATACATTAGGATTTTCTGTAAGAGACAGTGGTAATAATAATGAATACTTTACTGCAAGTAAAAATAAAATTGCATTTTCATCACCGTGGGTATTAAAAAGAGCAACTGGTAGAAATTCATCTATTAATAACAATCCTGATCTATCTTATTCACCGGGCTCAACTCAGTCCGCTCCTATGAATTATGGGTGGAATTCACGACAGATTGCAACACCACAAGGTCTAACACCTAGTGGTCAATATCCTTCTTTAGGAATGCCAACAACTGAAGAATTAACAGTTCCGTATATTTCTCTTAACTTTGGACCGGGTCTTGGTTTTACTGCTGACCCATCTATTCAGCCGTCGCCGGCATTTAACAATGTTAACCTGGACTATGATTATAAAGTTAGTTTTCCTATTGGTGGATACCCTGGGCAAAGGTTATTACTTAAAGTATATGTACAGTCGTTATCTTATCTTCAAAATACTAAAGCTCCTGGGAGCCCTGTTGTTACTATTAGCAATTATGGGTCGGTTGATCTAAGGATACCAATGTTTAGAATTAAGTCGCCTACATCAACAGGAAACTGGACCTCTTGGTGGGGATCAGCAAGTAGTAGTGGTAGCTCTGCACAGGTTATTGATGGTTATCAAGTAATTACAGTATCAACAAGTTCAGCTGATGCTGGTGATGGGATCGGTAGATATAAAATGATTGATATGTTTTGGGATGGTAAATATGTAACCCAACAGGGTGCTGAGGTAAATTTTGCTGATGCTAATGCATTCTCAACACAAGTACAACATGGCTGGGCTGTAATGTCATCTTCTATTGGATCTATGAACAGTAATAGAATAGCAATTAGTGGTTATGATAATTCACCAGGGTGTTTTGTAGCCGGGACTGAAATAGCTTTAGCGAATGGAGATACAAAAAATATTGAAGATATTATTTCAGGTGAAGAGTTAATAACATGGAATGAATCAAAACAAACAACTGAGGTAGGTACCGTAGGTGGATTAGATGTAATAGAAAATGTAGGTATGGTAATTGTATTAGACTTTGACAATGGATCTACTCTTAAGGTAACTGAACATCACCCGTTCTATCATATAGATGGTGAAAATGTAGGTCTAATAGATGCAGCTGAATTAAGAGAAGGTTTTGAAGTATATCAATTAAATGGAGAAAAGGCTAAAGTAGTATCTACAAAAGAGGAGCAAGGTTTATATACTGTTTACAATATAACCAATGTTAGTGGTAATCATAACTATTATACAAATGAAATATTGGTACATAACAAAGGAGGAAATTAATAATTAATTTTAAATTAGAATGACAAAGAAAGAAATAAAAGAACTTAATGGATATGTAAGTAGGTACAGGGAAATTCAACTTTCCTTAGACTTAATGCAAAAAAGTATTGAGAGTTTAGCAAAGAAAAGAGATGGTCTATTTGAAGAAGTAGACGGAATGAAACTTAAAGAAAAAAAGTTTATTGATAAAATTGCAAAAAAATATGGAGCTACTGAAGTAACACCTAATAAGTTAATGAAGTATATAAAATGATTTTAATTATTAAAAATATTCTTGGTATTCTAACAGACCCAAAGAACACTAGGATGTTTTTATTGGGAGGAATCATAGTGTTATTATTTTTACTAGTTAGGCAATGCAATGAAACTGAACAGGCAAAGGGTGAAGTTACTAGGTTTCAAAATAATCTTGAGGCAGCTAATGATACCATTCGTAATTATGTAAATGAAAATGGAGAATCAGTTGGTGAAATAAAAGGTCTTAATTTATCCTTAGAAGAATTAAGAGATAGTTTAGAATTTGAAAAGAATAGACCTCCTATAACAATTGTAAAATACAAAACAATCGTAGAAGAAAGAATAGTAGAAGTTCCAGTCAAATCAAAAGACACTGTTGTTAAACAAGATGGTGTGGAGTTTAAATCGGTATTAAGTTTTAATTCTAAAAGTGATTGGGAAAAAAGCTCAAGATTAATTGATGTATCTTTACCTTATACATTTACTGATAGTTTAATGTTCGGTTCTGCTACCATAGGATTGAAACAAAATATATGGTTAGATGCTACGCTGTCACAGGACTTAAATACAAAGGAAGTTTTTATTAAATTAACTTCTGATTATCCTGGTACAACATTTAATAATACTCAGGGAATTATGATTGATCAAAATAGTCCTGAGTTTAAAAGTATACAAATGAAAAATAGAAAACCTTTTGGATTAGGTGTTAATATGGGAATGGGAATTACTGGTGATGGTAATTTTGGACCATACATCGGAATAGGAATTTCTTGGAACCCAAAGCTTTTGCAATGGTAAATAAATAGAATAGAATGGAATCATCAAGGTTTATACAAATATCTGAGCAAATACTTATAGAGTATGTGTATACTAGTCAGGCAACGCCTACTACGTTTAATACAGCATCGTACCCTATTGAGCTTATGAGAGATACTAATACTAAAGGAACTTATTTCTTTAATACAGATAGTGTTTCTGCTGTGATGGGTAATTATAGAGATATATCAGCTGCATCTAACAATGCTACTAAAACTCAGTATGTTTCATTGGACACAGACATTGGTGTTCCTTATAATGATTTTAGTTCAGCATTAACTGATAGTGCAGATCTTTTACAAACATTTAGTCCAGCATTAGATGTAGCTTATGATAAAATAAAAATACATTTTGTAGCTGGATTTAATTTTGAAGGATTTGATGGTATTGTATTTGAAGCATTAGCTCCTAGGAGAGATAATGTTATGTTAAACCTAGCATCGATTAATTTTCTTAAAACCGATACACCAACGTTTAGCCCAGAACCACTCTTATTAGCTGATAAGCTTTATGCTACTTATATTGAATGGCGAGTACCTTCACTATATTTTATGAATAATTTATTTAGTGCATCTCAACCTAATGGAGTAGCTTATAAAATAACTGAAGGACAAGGATTTTTAAGTACTCCACCAATTACACTAAGAGCAACCGGTATTTATCAAACTATTGTTGAAAACGCGTATAGCTTTTATGAAATGCAAGAAATCAATTCGGTTTCCATATTAAGTAGAGATATCTATGATAATTTATATGCACAAGTAATTCAATCAGATAATGGTGATTACTTTGAATTATCAGGGCAAGTAACAGGATCTACCTTTAGTAATTTTATTGCACAGTTAAATTCTTCAGGTGGACAGTATGTAGTATTTCATGAAATAAGTGTTACAGAACAGGTTGGGCAAGTATTTACACAGACTAGTTTTCAAGTTATAACTCAAGATACTGAATTTGATGAACCTGTATTATTTAGGCCTATTATTAAGAATGCAAATAAAGCCGTTTCATTTTCTATAAATTATGTATTAAGATTATACAATAAAGCTGATGCTACACAGATAATTAAAAATGCTAAGCTAACATCATTTGAACCACAGATTTATGGACCTAATATGATACAAGTTAACTTAGGAGTAGTACCAACGGTTGCTAATGTATATAATAGAATTAATAATGATACGGGAAAACAAATTGTAGTCGGTGGTGGTAGTGGTGCAGAAACACTTAATGTAGATACCACTGAGCAAATTGTAGAGAAATTAGTAGTAAAAACTAGTTATGTAACTACCTTTAGGGATAGAATAAAAGTTAAAGCTGCAATTTCTCCAGTTAAAATTCAAACAATAACACAAACCAATGGCAGCGAGACAGAGTAAATTATCACAAGCAGAACAAATACAAAAGAAAGCTAAAACCAAACAGGTAGTTGGTGGTGTAAGAACTAATATATCATTAACTAAAACTGAAAAGGAATTTTATCAAAAATTTGTTAATCTTTCAGTTAATGAAATGCCTTTACCTTCAGGTGATGGTACAATTAGAATATCTTTATTCGATGATTATTATCTTTTTACAATGTTTGATGAAGTTGATGGCGAGGACACTCCTATTGATTTAAGTAATGTAGGTGATTTATATTTAAACTTTATTGGTGAAGAGGATGAAATTGATATACTTAACCATACTCAAGTTGATGAAATAGATTTATCAAAAGGTGAGGTACTTTTTAGAATTACTAGGTCAGATAGTAAAAAAATACTAGCATTATCTAACAATAATTTTTACATATCTACAAGAATGGTTGATCGTGAAGATGGATCTACATCTGATGAATCAGTTTTATATCAAGGTATATGGCTAGCTGTAGATGATGCAAATAGAATATCTCTTACTAGACAGATTGAGGAAGCGAGAGTAGAATATAGTATATTATTAGCAAAGTTACAAGATGAAAACACTAGATTAAAAGCAGAAAATGCTGAATTAATTAATTCAGGTGAAGAAGATGATGCTACTATAATAAGATTACAAAATAGTAATGAAGAATTAACAAATGAAATAGCAGAATTATCTAAAGACTTAAAGTCCACTACTATAGAATTAATCAACCGTAGAGCCAAAGAGGCACAAGCAGCTGCTAATAGACAAAAACTAAGAAAGCAACAAATAATGGCTTCAAAGAAGAAAGCAATAGTTGCACAAACTAAATCTAAACAGAAATTCTTTTTTAGAAATGCAGCTAAGAATTTACAGAATTTTACTATTGGAAGAACTTCAGTTGGATCTATGATTAAGCCTGACTTATTTGATGGTAGACCAGGAAATGGATTTGATCCAGATAGAAATACATATTAACAATTAATCATGATATTAAGCGCAAGAAATAATCAATTTAAATTTGATTTCCCTAGAAATTTTATACCTGAGCCAATTGCTAAAAAGTATAAACCTTTTCTTACAAGAATACCTGGCGGAATAATTAAAGAACCTATAGATTATTGGAATTATGGAATTCAATCTCTTAATTTACCAGGACCTTCTTTTGATGCAGTTACTCAGGTAGACTATCCTGGTAATCAGCGTGCATTCAGATCAAGCTTACCAAAGCAACAATTATTTGATAAAACTATGACTGTTACAATGCAAGCATTTGATGGGTATGTAAATTATTGGATGGCCGTAGAAATGTTTGACTATTATTATAAACTTAGTGGCAAACATCCGTATTTACCCGAAGGCGTTGGTGTACAGATGTTAGATGCTGATGGGACTGTCTTTGTGACAGTTCAACTTAAAGATATGTTTATCTCTGAAGTAGGTGCATTGGATTTAAATTTTTCAAGTAATACGATAGAATTTCAAACCTTTGATATTACTTTTGGATATAACATTCTAGATGTTGTTGTTAACATAGACTAATATATAAACAAATAAAGAACACTAATGAAAACATTTAAAGATTACCTAATTGAGAATAAAGAAGATTCTTTAAACATAGAAGATTTATTAAATGAATCTCATGATCTAACAGAAGAGCAGGATGCTGCTATTGATTTAGCAGTAGATAGAATTCTTGAAGCTCAAAAAGAAGGTAAGAATTTAGAAGATTGTGTTGAGGAGATAATCAATGAAGGATTGCTTGGTAGTATATTTGGTGGACTTACTGGGTTTGCATTAGGAAAAACTATAGGTAAAGCAGTAGCTAAAGTATTAGGTGTTACTAAAGGTGCTCTTTATGATTTATTAACCTCACGTCTTGTAGGTGCTGCGCTAGGTGCAGTTATCGGCAAGAGAATATAATTAGAATGATTCACATAGGAATTGACTTTTCATTAAATAGCCCTGGTGCCTGTGTTGAAACAGCCGATGGCAAATATCACTTTATAACTTTTTTTAATTACGGAAATCGTATATGGGATGAAGAAGGTAGAAAAATACCTAAAGCATTCAGTGTACACAAAGAATTAATGGATGATAATGCTTTATTAGGATTTCCTTATAATAGAGAAGTTACAAGTAAAGAGTTTTTACCTAGAGAGAGACAGAAGTTAGAGGATGCAGGAAATATTAGCTCACTTATGGTTAATATATTTTCAACCTTATTTGAAAGTGATAAGGTAGCAGTTGCATTAGAAGGATTTTCTTATGGCTCCAAGGGTAATTCATTTATAGACATTATTCAGTACAATACTTTTTTAAGAAAAGAATTAATAGATAAGTATTCTATAGAAAATTTATCTGTCTTTCAACCATCTCATGTTAAGAAACTTGCTGGGAAAGGAAATGCAAATAAACATTATATGGCTAAAGCATTCCAAGATGATGTCCTTAATGATAAGAACTTAAGGAGCACTAAACTTTGGAAATGGACTCAAGGAAAAGACTTCAGCATTAAAATACCTAAACCTATCGATGACATCGTTGATGCCTACTTTATACTTAAAGTCCTGAAGGCTAACAAATAGATACTTTTCTTACTCTGAATAGTTAAAAATTATATTGCAACATGTTAACATTGTTTCAGCTTTCTATAAAAAAAATTAAAATAAAATGATAAAACCTTTAGGAAATAGAATATTTTTAAAAAAAGATGAGCAACCAGAGAAGCAAGGCAGTATAATTTTACTAAAAAAAGAAGGGATGTTTGCACCTCCGTATTCAGGTACAATCACTGGAGTAGGAGATGGGGTAGAAGATAAAGATTTTAAAATAGGAATTAAAATACTTTTTCATGATTTAGCTGGTAGTGAATTTAAATATAAAGGAGAAACAGTATTAAGTATAAGAGAACGTGATGTAACTGCAATAATAGATAAAAATGTTAAAATAGTCTGAAACAAACTGACTTAGGGGATATATAATAAACAAAGGAATCAATAAAGTATTGGTACTTTTTAAAAGGCGATAACAAGGCGAAGTAAATAGGCAATAAAAAATTAAAAGGCGTTTAGATACGGAGTTTGTTATCATAAATTAATAATAACAAAAAAAAGGCAATTAACATGGCAAATGAATTCGACATTTTTAACGTAAGTGTAAAAGATTTAGACACTGGTGAAAGACCATCTTCCGCAGGGAGTGATCTTTATTCACCTAAACCAGATCAAGGACAGGACGGAACTTACCGTTCTTTAATTAGGTTTCTACCTAATGCTAAAAACCCAAGAAAACCATTTGAAAGAAAGTATGTCTACTGGTTAGAAGACAGAGAGGGAAACGGCTTTTATGCTGATTCACCATCAACGGTTGGAGAAAAATGTCCTGTACAGGATATGTTCTTTAAACTAAGAAACTCTGAATCTGCTGTAGACAAAAAGATGTCAGAAGGTTTAAAGCGTAGAGAAGTATTCTATGCATTGGTACAAATCATAAAAGATCCACAAAACAGAGATCTTGAAGGGCAGGTTAAAATCATGAAGTTTGGTTATAAAATCAAAACTAAAATTGATGAAGAACTGAATCCACAATTTGATGAACCTACTCAAGTATTCGATCCTTTTGAAGGCAAGAATTTTGAATTAGTAATTTCAAAGAAAGGTGGTTTTCCAAATTATGATTCTAGTAAATTCCACGGAAATAAATCTCCAATGACAATTGAAGGTGAAGCGGTTACAAACAGTGATGAAAGCCGTAAGGCAATTTTAGAGTTGTTAGGTACTGCACCAGATTTATCAACATGGGGTTATAAAGCATGGGATGATATAGTAAGAGGAAAGGTAATGAATGTATTATCTCAATTCACATCACCAGGTGATTCAATTCAAAACATCACAAGATCAAAACCAGCACCAGTAAATACACAAGCTACTGAAGCTGCTGCAACTAAAGCAACAACTGAAACAAAGGAAACTCCTAAGGCTGAACCTGTAAAAGGTGAAGAAAAGAAAGATGACTTTGATGATTTCATTAATGGTTTAGATCTTTAATAAGTATGGCAGAGGAAGTAATAATATCTTCTGAAATGAAAGCTCGGATTATCGATAAGGTAGTCCGAGTTCTTCATACTAATCATACTCATCCAGAGAAGAGAAGAATATTGGAGAGTAAAGGTAGGTTAAATTTTGCATGCCCTTACTGTGGTGATTCTCATGATACACCAAGAAAAAAGAGAGGAAATATTTATTGGAATGATTTATACTTTCATTGTTATAATTGTTCAGCTCATGCTTCCTTAGATGTATTCTTAGCAGAACATAATGAAAACTTCGAAGGCGATGATAGAATTAATGTTATTAATTATATTAAGGAAAATCGTAAACATTTTTCATTAGGAGAAAATTTAGATTTTTATCTTTTTGATAAAGCAAAAGAATTAGCATTAACTTTTGATGAAATAGCTTTAGGTTTTAATGTATATCCAATTAATACTTTAACATACCAAGCATATCCTTATTTAAAGAGTAGGCTTCTCCATCATAAAACTGAAAGGTTTGGTTTTGACCCAAGGCGTAGAGAACTATATGTTTTTAATTTAACACCTGAAGGTAAAATATTAGGATTCCAAACTAGAGACTTAGGTGGTAGTGGTGGTCCTAAATATAAAACTTGGAATATAGAAAGAATTTATGACAGATTAAAATTACCATTAAAAGTTACCGAAGAAGAATTAGATAACCTAAATAAGATATCAATGTTATTTGGAATCTTAACTGTTGATATGTCTCGAGATTTTTCAATATTTGAAGGTCCTATTGATGCAATGTTTATGAATAACTCTATTGGTTTAACTGGAGTTAAAAAACAAATTATTGAATTTAATGAAATACCTACAGCAAGATATTTCTTTGATAATGATTTAGAAGGTAAAACAAGAATGATTGAAAAACTTAAGGGTGGTCAAACTGTATTTATGTGGGATAAGTTTTTAAAGGATTTTGACATTCCATCAAGAAAGGTTAAAGATTTAAATGATTTAGTTAAATGGGAATACAGTAATAGATCTGGGTGCTTAGGTGACCTGGATAAATATTTTACAAAGGATTCATTAGATATTATTTTTATATGATGAGTTTAAAAAATTATAATAATTTTGTGAATGAAGAAATAGATGACTTTTATAAAGATTTAGAAAGTAATAGTAAAAGACTAAAACTTTTTTCTACATTTGGTAAATCTGAATTAGATGAAGTTAAAACTAATTTTTCTATACCAGCACCTAAAAAGAAGTTTCAGCCTAAAGTAAAGGGTTTTAAAAAGATTAATAAAGATAAAGGTATATTTTAAATGGAGTATAATGACATGGCTACAGGTGAGGCTAATGAAGAATTAGCAAAAAGATTAGCTAAAGATAGAGATGATTGGAAAGAAAAGATAAGCCACTTGGTTGGTTTACTAAAAGAAGTTCGCAATTTATCCGAGTGCCAAGTAAATATGTTATCTTATAGACAAATCCTATTGGATAAAATTACTGATTTTAAAACTACAAAACAAAAAAGACAAGGTGCATATGACAGATACTATAAAATCAAGTATAGAGAATATTCAATTGATTATGATGTTAAATTAACAAGTGGTGAAAAGGTTGCTTTTATTAAAGCTGACTTATCTCATTTAAGAACACAAATGGAAATGCTACAATCTCATATGGACTATTACCAGGAATGCATAAAGACTTGTGATAACTTAGCATTTGCTATTCGTAATAGAATAAGTTTAGACGATAAAGAATACTAATGGAATTATCCCTCTCGGAAAATAAAAAGTTTTTAGTTATTGATGCTTGTACTGAATTAGAGTATGAACAACTAAAAAGTAGTTTAACTAAAAAGATTGAAGGTTGGCGCTTTCACCCTTTAGTTAAAAAAAGAGTATGGGATGGTAATGTATCATTTGTAAAAAGAAATAAAATACCTGCAGGTCTATGGAAAGAAATATTAGATATCTGTAAAGATTATGACTTTCCTGTTACCTTAAATAATATAACCAATATATTTGATACTGAAATCAAAGAAGACGAGTTTAGGAAATGGGTTACTAAAATATTTAAAAAGCAACCAGAATTTAAACCTAGAGAATACCAAATAGATGCAGCTTTTAAAATATTAAAGTATAGAAGGTGTTTAGCGGAATTAGCAACATCTGCTGGTAAAACACTAATATCTTTTATGGTAGTTGCTTATCTTATGGACAAGCTAAATAAGAAAAAGATATTAATGATTGTCCCTAATGTAAATCTAGTCTTACAGGCTACTGGTGACTTTGATGAATATAATAAATGCGGAGTTCCTTTAAAGACTCAACAAATTTATGCCGGTGTAAAAATAAGAAAAAGTTCTAATCTAGTTATTGGTACTTATCAATCTTTAGTTAAAAAGGACGAGGAATACTTTAGCCAATTTGATGCTGTATTTGTAGATGAAACTCATAAAGCAAAAGCAAATTCTATTCAAAAGATTATGGATAAGTGTTGGCATTGTGATTTTAGATTTGGTTTAAGTGGAACCATACCTAAGAAAGGAACTGTTAATAGATTAAGTTTAATGTCTGCCATGGGCCCATTGGTTACTCAAGTTAAAGCAAATCAATTACAACAAGAAGGTTTTATTGCCAGTTGTAAAGTTATGCAACTTCATATGGATTATGCAACAGATGAACAAAAGGAATCATTTTCATTCTTATCTAAAAATCCACAAGATAGACAAAGATTATTTGGATTAGAACAAAATTTTATAAATCAAAGCGAAAAGAGATTAGATTTTGTTTGTCAAGTAATTAAAAAATCTACATCTAATTCATTAGTACTATTTCATAAGATTGCATACGGTGAAAAACTATATAATAAATTAAGGCATATAACAGACAAGAAGGTTTACTATGTAGACGGCTCTGTTAACGTAGATATAAGAGAAGAGTTTAAAAGCAGAATGGAAAAAAATGATGATGTTATTATTGTAGCATCTTATGGTACCTTTTCAACTGGTATTTCAATTAAAAATATACATAATATCTTTTTTACCGAAAGTTTTAAATCTGAAGTAATTATCAGACAAAGTATTGGTAGAGGATTAAGAAAGCATGCATCGAAAGATGTTGTAAAAATCTATGATTTTATAGATGATTTTAGATATAAAGCCGAAGACCATGATTGGGTTAATTATATCTACCGCCACGGTATTGCTAGGCGAACAATATATAAAGAAGAAAAGTTTCCATTCGAAGTTCAGAACATAAGATTCTAATATAGAATATCTTTTCACTAAGACATGGATATATAAAAAAAATAAAAATAACTAAAATGAAGTCAATCAAAAAGTTTTCTGCAATGACTGCAAAAGATCAACCGATCACTGAGTCAGCAAAAGTAACAAAAGAAGCTGTTGATGAATTGATCAAAAAGATTGGTTTTGACAGTATAGAAGAGTTAAAAAAGGAGAAAGATCTTCTTTCAAAACTCGAAGCAATGTCTAAGACAATTGCAAAAAGTAACGATATATCTGAGGATGAAATCGAAGAAGATAGAGCCGAAGATATTGAAGATGAAATGAATGCCAAAGGTAAAGCAAAATCACTAGAAGGTACTGAAGATAAAGAAGGCGACGCTGAAGTTGTTGATTCTGATTCTGAGGTTGCTGAAGATGAAGTAAAAGAATTATCTGGAAAAGCTAAAGAAATAGAAGATGAGGTTAATGCAATTGGTGATACTAAATCTTTAGAAGATAAAGAAGGTGAAGAAGTTTCTGATGAACAAGAAATTACAGCAGAAGTTCCAGCTGAAGCCGATGAGGTTGAAGATGAGGACGGTGTTGATGTAGCTTCAGAAGAAGAAGAAACTCCAAAAGCTACTAGAAGAATTATGGCTTTCGAAGATTTCATTAAAGAAAAAGAAGAAACTATTAATAAAAACATTTCTTATCATGATGATGATGAAGAGCCAGAAGATTATGCTGTTCCTGTAGCAGCGTCTGCTGATCCTCTTGCTGAAGCAAAAGTCAATGAAGATGATGAAGAAGAAGGTAAAGATGATGAAAAGAAAGGTGATGAATTAGAAGATAAAGGCGATAAGAAAGTTGATTCTGAAGATGATAAAGAAAAAGCAGACCATTATAAAGGAGCTGTTAAATCTGATGATAAACAAATCGATGCTTTAAAGAAAGATGTTGAATACGATAAAGAAGAAGAGGAAGATGCTGAAAAGAACGAATCTAAAATAATGTCTTTTTCAACATTTGTTAATGAAGCATATGATAGAGTTGTATTCGGTGGAGATAAAGGCGATAAATCTAAAACACATGATGGCGAAGATTTTGAAGATGAGGATGAAGATGATAAGAAAGACGAATCTGCAAATGAAAAGTACGATGATGTTGTACTAGGTGGAAATAAAGGTGATAAATCTAAAACACATGATGGCGAAGATTTTGAAGATGATGATGAAAAAGATGAATCTGCAAATGAAAAGTACGATGATGTTGTACTAGGTGGAAATAAAGGTGATAAATCTAAAACTCACGACGGTGAAGATTTCGAAGATGAAGACGAAAAGGATGAATCTGTTGAAGAAGCTGTAGGTGAAGTAATTACTAAAGTTGAAGGTGATGAAATTAAAGATGAAGAAGCTGGGGATGATGGAATAGCTATTCCTGTAATTAAAGGTGATGGACCAGAAACTGCTGCAGGTATTGCTGGAGATATGATGGATATGGGTAAGCCTAAATCTATTGAAGGTAAAGGTAAAGAACTAATTACTCCTGATCAAAAAATTACTGATGTAGTTAAAGGTGAAGCAGATGATAAAGCTGATGGTACTGAAATTGTAAAGGAAGAAGAAGAAGTATTACCTGATGATTCAATTGCTGAAAAATTCAGAAAGCTTGCCAATAATAAATTAGGTAAAGTAAATGAAGCTGAAATTAAATCTGCTGACCAATTCAAAGAATATGCAATGAAAATGTTAAAAGATGCATTCGGAGATGACTTTGATGAAACTAAAGCAACTGAAACTGCTGATGGTTTAATTGATAAGTATGGTGAAGACTATGGAGCAATGGTTGGAGCTTTACAATCTACTATGGGATCATAATAAAACTAAACTAAATGAAACACATAAAACTGTTTGAAGAGTGGCTGACTGACAAAAGTCAGCCATTTTTGTTTGAAGGTGGTGCAGCTGGTCATATGCAGCATCCATTTGATGATAAAGATTTAACCTTTGGAGATTTCAAAGCAATGGTTGATGCTGGGCTTAGAGGTCAATTAAACTTTGAAGAAGATCCTACTGAAAAGACTGATGGGCAAAACCTATTTGTAACTATGCAGGATGGTAAAGTAAAATTTGCTAGAAATAAAGGACAAATGGCAAACCCAATAGATCTTAACGGAATTGTTGGTATGTTTACAGGCCATGCATCAAAATTAGTAGAAGATACTTATATCTTTGCTGCTAGGGATTTAGATAAGCTATTAAGAAAGCTTTCACCAGCAGATCAAGAAAAGTATTTTAAGAATGGAAAAGATTTTATGAATATGGAATTAATCTATTCATTAAATCCAAATGTTATTCATTATGATACTGATGTTATACAATTTCATGGAATAAAAGAAACGGATGGTAAAGGTAATATCATAGGTACAAACAATAAACCTGCCAAAGAAATAACAAGTATACTTCAAAAGGTAAAATCTGATATTGGTAAAACATTTAAAATTATACCTCCTAAAGTAATTCAATTACAAAGAGATTTAGATTTTACTGCAAATAAGAAAAAGTTTATTAACCAAGTTAATGCTCTAGAAAAAAGATATGGCTTAAACGACGGTGATGAAGTTTCAAGATACCATGAAATGTGGTGGAGAGAATTAATAGATAAAGAATTTCCAACATTATCTCAAGATGTTAAAGAAGGTTTACTTAAAAGATGGGCATACGGCGACAAGAAGAGTTTAAACATGAGATCTTTAGCAAAACAAGTTGGGCCTAAAGAAGCTGCATTAGTTAAAAAGTTTGATAAAGAGGATGTTGCCAAAAAGTATAAAGAAAACATTAGACCTTTTGAAGATTTATTTTTAGAGCTCGGTTCTATCATTATGAAGAATGCTTCTAACTTCTTAGCTGCTAATCCATCTGGTGAAGCACAAAGACTAAGAAAAGAAATTGAAACTCAAGCAAGTAAGATTAAAAAGACAGGTGGGGTAGAACAAATTAAAAAGGTTGAAGCTGAACTTGCAAGGCTAAGTCGTATTGGCGGTATAGAATCAATATTTCCAACTGAAGGTATTGTATTTAAATATAAAGGTAAGATCTATAAGCTGACTGGCACCTTTGCTGCAATTAATCAATTAATGGGTATAATTAAATTTGGTAGATAATTGTTAATAACTTTAGTGAAATAATTTTTTTATCCCAAATAAATTGATTATATTTATATAATAAAACAAATAGATATGAAATATGTAAAACCACTTAATGAAGCCACCAGATACAAAGATCGTAGTGGTAAATCTTTTAACATAAAAGGAATCAATTTTGTTTATACTGATAGAGGTAGATTTTATGGAACATCTTTATATGATGTAGCTAAAACTGCTAATGTAAATAAAAGATCTAAGATTGGTTATGCAGATACTGAAAAACTTTTAAAGTCATTAGGTATTAAAGATAGCTTCCCGATGTATTATGATACCGGTGAATTAGATAACATCTGTAAACAAGTATCCAAAAAAGGTATAGTATGTGACCACGGTGATTATATGGACGTATCATAATTAATATGTAATAATAATAGGAAAATAATATAAGTGTATTAAAGGTGAGTTAAAAGACTCATCTTTTTTGTTTTAAACATTCTTTAAATCTAATATATAAAAGGTATAACTAAAAACTAATAATGAAAGAGTTAACAAACATATATAAAGAAGTAGGGCAACAATTCGTAAATGATCTATTTAAAGATTATTTGCTAGTGACCGAAAAACTATCCGGATCGTCTTTTGCTTTTGAGAAGCATGGAGACCAAATACAATTTTTTAAAGGCAATAGCAAAATGCCTATCAATATAGTGGACCGAACACTAATGATGTATTATGAACCGGCAATCCAATACATACTTAAACAAACAGAAGGGCATATACAAGATTTACCAGATCATTGGAGATTTTGTTTTCAGTACTTTGTTCATAATCAACCAGGAGCTATTAAATATGATAATCTTCCTGATAATAATTTAATATTAACTCATATCCAAGTAAAGAACTCTAAAGGTAAAATTGCTAAAGTAATTGAAGATCCTAGAGTATTAAGAGACTGGGCTTCTGCATTTCAAGTTACTCCACTTATTCCTATATTCAGCGGATATTTAAAAGAAGAACAAAAAAGAAAGATTAGAGAATTTCTTTCTACACCAAGAGAAGACCAAATGGAAGTATTTGGTACAAGTTCTTTTGCAAAATATTTAATCGGTTGTTTAAATCCTACTATCGATAAAACTACTTTACAAAATGATTTAGATAAACCTATTGATTCTATTATCTTTAAATTTTACAGACCAGGTACTAATCAAACATTTACAGCTAAAATGATTGATCCTTATACTCAGATGTTAATGAAAGATAAGGAGCCTGTAGATTTAAGAAGAGCTCCTGCTGATATTAATGAAATTCTTTTATTAGATATTTTAGCTTTTATAGAAGAAAGAGGTTTAAGAGCAGGTGAATTGCTAATGAACACACCTCAAGAAAGATACATTGAATTAGTAAACAACTTATTTAATGATTATACAACTAAGAGAGGTACTGATTTAAAAAAATTAGATATTCAAAAAGCTGATTTTGCAAAAGGTCCTGAGTTTGATGTAAATTTAGATTTAATTAAAAATAGTAGGACTAAAGAAATTTTACAAAAATCAGACTCATTAAAGAACTTATATAAAATAATGTTAGGATCTTTAAGGAAGAAAAGAAATCCTAAAAGAATAGGTGCAGTAATGACAGCATCTGTAATTGATGATTTTAATAAAATGGTTTCTAAAATAAGTGATAGTATTAATAAAGAAATTTCTAAAGAATTTACAACATTCGGAGAATACTTAAATAATAAAGTAGATGAAGAAGTTAATCATAAAGATCTAGAAGAATTAGTTGTAGAAGAAAGAGTTCTTAATTACAATGAATTTATTAATTTAGGTAAAGTAGTTATAGAAGCTAATGCTGAAGATCAAAAATTTAAAAATCCAGAAACAGGAAGACAAGTAAAAGTTTCATCTGCACTTGGTTATGATAAAGATACACCAGCATATAAAAAGGCAAAAGAAATAGTTGGTGATAAAGAACCTACTGAAGAAACTGAATTAGGTTTATCTGATTCTTTAAATAAAAAGTTTACAACAAAAAGAGTAGAAGAGATAAAAAAGGACTTTGATAGAATTGCATTTTCTCCAGCAGAAGATAGAGAAAAGTTTGAAGGTGGATTTGAAAAAGTATTAAATGGGAAAAAGCTTTCAAAGGATGAAGCTGAAATGGTAGGTAAGTATGCAAGACTTAGTGATTCCAAAGGTAAATTAAAAATATATTTTGCATCAAACACCCCTGGAGAATTCAGGCAAGGTGGTAGAGAAAAAGTTATGGATCTTTCAGATAAGGATGGTGCTGCTGTAAAGGAATTAACTGACTTAGGATTAGAGATTACTTCAGCATCTACAGTTGACGGTGGAATTAAACCAAAGATTGCTGGAAAAGATATTAATCCTAATAAAATATCTGGCGGTAAAACATATAAACCAGAAGTTAAGGTTACTAAAAATGAGAGTGGTGAAATTGAAGAAATTACAATGGGGTCAACTAAAATTAAAAGACTCAAAAAACCAGACCAAGAAAAATTAACAGAAAGATTAACCGAAGCATTTAAACAACAAAATCCTGATTTAAATGATAAAGAGGTAGGAAGATTAGTTAATAGAACAAATAGAGCAATTGATAGACACAATAAAAATTTAGGAAAGTGGGAAAAGCTAAATGAGGTAGAGATGATTGAAACTGTTCCAGGTTTAAATGACTTACCACAAAAGGAACGTTCAGAAAAAATACAAAAGGAATACCCTAAAGTAATTCATGATAAAATGAAAGACTTAATTGGAGATAACCCTACACCTAAAGAAAAAGAAGTTTTAGCAGATATTGAAAAATTAAGTGGTATTGAATCTGTTGAAGATTTTGATAATGCTACTATTGAAGTACTAAGAAAAATGGATGATGTTGAATCTATAAGAAAAGGTAGTGCTGACTTAGCTGAATCTTTTGCTTATATGTCAATGAACAAAAGAGGTTACCGAACTGAACTTCCTGCTGGTGAAAATTTCCCTGTGGCTGATGTTATATGTTTAGGTGGTGCTGTTGACTTAGATCCTGATGATCCTGACTATGCAAGTAAAGTTGCAATGCAAGGATTAGGGTTAGCAGTTAATCTTGAAACTATGGGTGGTATATCTGTAAAGAAAGATGGTGGTGCTGCATCTGCGTTAAAAAATAAAATAGGTGAATCAGAATTTTATAATAAGGAAACTGGAAATAGATTAGATTCTTTAGCAGATAATCATAATAATTTCATGGGTACTTTATCTGAGCCTACTACAACTGATACAATTAAAAAAGGTAATGAAGAATTAGATAAACAAGAAGATTGGGCAGTAGAAAATGGAATTATAGATAAAGATAAATTACCACTTAAGTACGGTGACAGATCACCAGAACAGTGGGCAGATGATACTCTAAAAGAATGGGAGAAAAAAGGCAGAGGCCCGTTTCCACCATATATGAAAGATGCATTAACTGGACATTGTAAAGCATGCCTTTTAGTTGCAGAAATTCATAACGGAGATTTAGAAGAACAGTCTTATGGTAATATAAATGTATCTACATCAAAGAAAGATGGTGGTGTACATATAACTGATGGTGTAACAAATGCATCATTAATGAAACCTCAACCAAATCCTGGTTTCAAGTTTGCAAAAGGTAAAGGTCCAGATGGTACAAACATACCAAGGCCTAATGCAGTTTATGCAGCAAACCTAAAACATGCAGATTTTGATCCAGAGACTAACAGGTTTAAAATGGCAAAGTAAATATATAAGGTATGGATAACATTAATGATTTAAATAATTTCTTAAATGAAAAGAAGATTGTAGTAAAGAGAAGATATACAGAAGCATATCCTGCTAAGAATGTATCTACAAATGCTAGAATCAGGAGTGTAATTCTAGATGCTATTTCAGACGGCCATATTACTGAAGAAGAAATGTCTAGAATTCTTACTGAACTCCAGGCTAATAAAAGATGGTTAGGTAGAAATAAAACTCTATTTAATATTAGTGAAGACCAAGAAGGTATAGTAACTTACGCATTATCTCCTTATGGACAAAGAGTAAAAAATAGAACTACACCTACTATACTTAATGAAGCACTAAATGTACCTCATAAAGAAAAGGGTAAAAAGCCAGTAAATATGTTTGTTGGTAGATTTCAACCTTTTACATTAGGTCATGTTAAAGTATTTGAAAAAATGTATAAAGAAAATGGTTTACCTGTTGTAGTTTATATGGTAAGAGGTGGAAAGCCTGATCCAGAGAAAAGACCATTTGATGAGAGTATGCAACAAGCTATGTTTGCTAAAATGAAAAAACAATATCCATTTTTAGAAGCAAGTTTTGTAGTTCCTAATGGAGCAATTGATACAATGTTTGCAGCAGCAAGACCGGCATATGAACCTATGATGTGGGGATACGGCACTGATAGAAAGAAATCTTATGGTGCTATGATTAATAAACAAAGATACAGAGATGAGTTAGGTGTTGATCCGAGTTTTAAAGGTTTTGAAATAAAAAGAGGTGAAGAAAATATATCAGCATCTAAAGTTAGGAATGCCTTAAAGATAGATGATGAAAAGTCTTTTAAGAAAATGACTCCAAAAAGTATACATAAGTTTTATAAACCGTTACAAGATATAATGCAACCAATAAAAGAAAATAAAGATATGAAAAATTTAAAATCACTTACAGACTTTAGCGTTAATGAAGCAAAATTCAACAAGAAGTCATTAATGAAAAAAATGAAAAAGGATGATGGTATGATTCAACTAGGTAATGGTGAAGAGTATGTCATTTATGCATTTGGCAATGGTAATGATGATAATGATTCAATGTGGGGAGATAAAACTATTTTTGCATTAGATAAAGATGGCGGAGAGCATGAAATTGAATATTCTGATATTGTTAGTTATAATGAAAGTAAACTTAATGAAGAGTATATTGAACTTATGCGTGGTCTTGAAGAAGGATTAGAAGAAATAGTAGAAGGTTGGATAGAATGGAAAAGTGGACCTGCAACAGAAAAGAGTGACATTGCTCCAGCAAGAAAAGAATTATTAAACTTTTGTACAACTTACTTAAAAAAGAATATTAAATAATGCCAGCTCAATCAAAAGCGCAAAGAAGATTTTTTGCATTAGCATTACAATATAAAAAAGGAGAACTTAAATCCTCTGATGTTTCAGATGAGGTTAAAGAGTTATCAAAATTACCAGTTAAAACATTAGAAGATTTTGTTAAAACTGATGAAAAAGAAATACCTAACAAGATAGGAGAAAACGAGTCCGGTACGGTAAACCTTAATCCGAACATGAATGTTCAGAGTATGGGTAATGCTACACTTCCTGGAAATCCAGGTTCTGCAAATTCTTTTAGTAGCCAACAAACCGGAAGCGGTGATTTATTGGAGCCTATAAAAAAGAAGAAAAAGAAAAAGAAGAAAAAGCACCTAGTATCATTCGACAAGTTTTTAAATATCATGAAGGGTTGATAAATAAAACAAAGACTATTAACTGCTATGGCTGTATTACCTAAGTTTCAATTAAAGCTATTATTCGAATCAGGAGATTTAATCACACAAACAACATTGTATGATTTAATTGATGCTACATACAACCCAACATTAGTTGCAGGTACAAATATAACTCTTAATAGTGTAGTAACTCCATCAGGAACTACTATTACAGTTAATGCACAAGGCGGTGGTTCTGGTGTAGTAACTAGCTTAACAACAACAGGAACTAGCGGTGCAGCAACATTAAATGCTGGAATTTTAAATATTCCAATTTATAGTGCAGGTGCAGGTAGTACATATACAAATGCAACACCAACACCACAGCCATTCCCTGGAAATTCACCCTTTGATAATATAGCAGCAGGGTCGACGTTTACAAATCAAACATTTGAAGAAATGATGAATAGAATGTTATATCCAACATTAAATCCAACATTAACTAACCCTTCTTCTGCCTTCGTATTGTCACAATCAGGATTTAGAGAGATAAATGAAACTACTGCTTTAAGTTTTAGTTCCACATTTAATCAAGGATCAATTAATCCACAATATACAGCCACGAGTAACAAGAGAAGTGGATTACCTAATACTTATAATTATACAGGTACTGGTGTATCAAATAATACAAGTACAAGTTTATCTGATTCTGAAACTGTTGCGGCATATACAGTATTACAAGGTTCTCAAAGTTGGACTGGGTCTGTTTCATACGATGCAGGTGTTCAACCTAAAGATAGTGTAGGAGGTAATTTTAATTCTCCTTTACCAGCAGGAACCACCTCAGCAATTACAAGAACAATAACTGGAGTTTATCCTCCTTTTGCAACAACCTCATCTTTAACTACGATGACTAAGCAAAGTTTACAATCAATGACTACTTATGTACAAGTATCAATGGTTACTGAATCTGGTGGAGGTGGTGCAAAACAAAAAATAGATATTCCAAATGCATGGTCAACTATTTCAGGTTTACAACAATTTAATACATTAAGTCAGACATGGGATACTATTAATTTATCAACATTTACACAGTCAGCAGTTCAACAAACTATACAGGGCCTATCTGTTAATTATACAAGATATACACACAATGGTGCTACTATAGGTGCAAGACAATTAAGATTTACAACATAATAATATAAAATGGCAGGAAATAGAACAAATGGAATTTTAGGAATATCGGCAAATTTTGAACCGCAAGTAGCTGGTGCATTTGATGCAAGAGCTGTTGTACCTACTCAAGCTGATTTACTTTTAGCTACAACATGGGAAGCCAATGACGGTGGTACTTATATTTATGTAGGTATGACTGTAACTGTTGCAGAAGATTCTACACCTGCAAATAATGGTGTTTATATTTTATTAAATGTTGCAGGTTATACAAATATTAATAATTGGAAGTTTGTAGGTAGCGGTGGTGCTGGTAATCCAGGTGCAACTGGGGCTCAAGGTGCTGCTGGTGAAATAGGTGCAAGTGGTGCTCAAGGTGCAGCCGGTGGAATTGGTGCAACTGGTGCTCAAGGTGCTGCAGGTGGAATTGGTGCAAGTGGTGCACAGGGTGCTGCTGGTGGAATTGGTGCAACTGGTGCTGGTGCAACTGGAGCTCAAGGTTCTGCTGGTGAAATAGGTGCAAGTGGTGCACAAGGTGCTGCTGGTGAAATAGGTGCTAGTGGAGCTCAAGGTTCTGCTGGTGAAATAGGTGCTAGTGGAGCAACGGGTGCTGGTGAAATAGGTGCAAGTGGTGCACAAGGTGCTGCTGGTGAAATAGGTGCTAGTGGAGCTCAAGGTTCTATAGGATTAACTGGTGCAACAGGTTCTTCTGCAGGTGGTGGAAGTCTTATAGTAAAAGATGAAGGCGTACAAGTAGGTGCAACTGGATATACTACAATGAACTTTGTTGGTACCGATGTATTGGCAGAAGATAGTGGAACTCCTGGCCAAGTAAATGTTTATATACCAACGCCAACTTTCTTATCTCACTTTAATACAACAGATGGGACTAATAATGCTAGTGTGGATGGAAATAAATCTTTTACTTCTCCTAGAATTAGTTCTCCAACAGCTGAAGGTAATCCGTTCCAAACTGGTAGTGGAGGCAATACTCCGTGGGCAGGTTCAAATAAAGCTACATATGATACTCCCGTAACAACAGGAAGAATCACATACAATACTTTAAATCCATGTACAGGTTTTAGTGCAGATGCAACAGGTGATGCCAAAATTATAGTTAATGTATATCAAGCAGATGGTCTTAATATTTTAACGGGTGGTACTTTAGATACTTCTGCAACTAATGCATTATATCAAAATCAAACATTTACAAACGGTACAGGTATAACACTTCAAGTTTCAAATTACGGAGCCGATTTACCAACTAAATTTAAAGCTAGTGTTACAATCACAGTAGATGCTGGAACTATTCTTGCTGCAAATGGTTTTACTGGTGGGCGTTATCATGTTTCTTTTCAAATGACAACAGATACTACAACTGATGGTGGTAATACATACTCATATTTTGGACCAAACGGAAATTCATCAACATCTTATAATGGTGAAACTAACGATGTATTTTTTGATACAGACCCATCTACGCCAAATATTAATGGTACTACAGCTATAATAGAATCTACTACACCAACTAGTATATTAACAAAACATTTAAGTGGAGTAGAATATTATATACTTAATTCACAATTTGAATTAGATGTTACTGATATTGATAATTTTAATGCTAATACTCAAGGTCGAAGTACAGCTGCTGTTTGGAATTTTAGAATACAAGGACAAGATTATGGTTTACCTACTAGACAATTAGAGGCATGGAATTTAGCTTATGGTAGTATGCCAGCATGGACAAATCAATTTGATGTGCAAAATGTAGCTTTCATATATGATACATGGGCTATAAATAATACTAACTATAGATTTAGAAATACTGATGCATTTGCGCAGGCTAATGTTTATGACCCATGGGACGTTGGTAATACAGTAAACTCTACTGGAGCTAGTATTCTAGTTGATACTTATTCTACAACAGGGAATTCAAATACTTTAAGAGAAAGGTTTGATGATGAGCAATATAGATTAGAAAGAACAGGTAGTTATTCAGCATTTAATCCAGTGGCAACATTAACTGCAACAGGATTAGCAAACCAAACAGGTTCTTCTTCTCCATTCTGCCAAGCATGTACAGTAGGAAGTAATGTTGTTCAACCACATAAATTCTTTAAAGATAACGGTGATAGTCCATCTTATGGTCAATTAACTGGTTCATTAGCTTCATATAAACCAGATAAATCAGGAACTAATCCTGACTATAGTGGTGCAGGGTATCAAGTAACTTCTACTTATCATAGGTTATTTCATACAACAGGAAGTTTAACAGATCCTATTGCATCTTTTGAATTTGAATTTAATGGTGATTTTGTTGGTGCATCTGCATATGAAGATTTAGTTAATGAAAATATTAAGATTTACATAAGAAAAGAAAATCAATCAGGTGGTGGCGGAAATACTGGTTATAGTGCAGTTCCTTTATCATTACATGGTTCGGCACCTTTTACTACAATATTGGATCCACCTAGCGGTGTTGATACAGCTTCAGCTGCATGTAGAACAACTGTATCTGGTCCAAATAATACAATCTCCGGTACATTTGGAGGATTTAACGCAACGGAAGGTTTTTATATGGAATTACAAATTGTTAATGCAGCGGTTCGTATTAACCAAATAATTATAAAATTAATTTATGCTAACGGAACTGTTGTTCAAGGTTAAGAATAAATATAAAAAGAGAATAAAGACAAATGGGATTTAGTACTACAGAAGTAAATAAGTTAACCTTTAAGGTACAGGCAGGTGGTGTTATTGATGCTGACTCAGGATCAAGATGGTATGAAGCTAGGCTAGCCTTTAGTCCTAAGGTCTTACCTTCTAGAATATTAACAAATTATAATTTAATTCCTACTGCAAATGTTTTATCTGATGCTGTAACTAATGCGGCTGCCGATCCTACTAATATAGAGGATCTTTCTGCTGCAACAAGTGCAGTGCGATTAAGTAGAGTTACAAGTGGAGCTGATAATACATGGATAGCTTATAATACTTTAGATACACCATCTTCCGGTGTTAAACAAAATTGGATTGCTCCACCGTCAGTCCCACAAGCATCTGGTGCAGGATCAGGTGGTTATGGTATTATATTATGGAGTGGTGATCCAAATGGTGCAGCTGGAACATTCAATCAAATATTTACTTCTGCTGAACAAGATAATAATCCAGGTTATGTCGGTTGGGTATGGAATTATGATATGGGAGTTTTATTCCTAGCAAATGATTTAGTAAGTGCAATATCATCAAACGCCGGCGGTAATTATAGTGGAGGATTTGAATTATATGTAACAGGATTTAGATATGTAGGTACAACCGGTGGTGGTTCTGGTTCTGCTGGTGCTACTGGTGCTCAGGGTGCAAGCGGATCACAAGGTGCAATTGGATTACAAGGAGCAACTGGTGAAGGCGGTACAATTGGTTCTACTGGATCACAAGGATCTATAGGTTTACAAGGAGCAACAGGAGAAGGTGGTGCAATAGGTTCTACTGGATCACAAGGAGCTGCGGGTGAACAAGGAGCTGTAGGTTTACAAGGTGCTACTGGAGAAGGTGGCACAATAGGTTCTACTGGATCACAAGGAGCTGCAGGTGAACAAGGAGCTGTAGGTTTACAAGGTGCTACTGGAGAAGGTGGCACAATAGGTTCTACTGGATCACAAGGAGCTGCAGGTTTACAAGGTGCTACTGGAGAAGGTGGTACAATTGGTTCTACTGGGTCACAAGGAGATAAAGGTGCAGTAGGTTTACAAGGTTCTACTGGATCACAAGGTGATAGAGGATTTACTGGTTCTACTGGATCTCAGGGTGCTGATGGCGAACAAGGGGCTATAGGTTTACAAGGTGCTACTGGAGAAGGTGGTGCAATAGGTAACCAAGGAGCAACTGGAGATATTGGTAAACAAGGAGCAATCGGTTTACAAGGAGCAAGCGGATCACAAGGGGCTGCAGGTACCCAAGGAGCTATAGGTTTACAAGGTGCAACAGGAGAAGTTGGTAAAACAGGATTACAAGGAGCAACTGGTGATAAAGGACTGGTTGGAACTCAAGGAGCAACAGGAGAACAGGGTGAAGGCGGCGCAATCGGATCAACTGGATCTCAGGGTGCAGATGGTAACCAAGGAGCAATCGGTTTACAAGGAGCAACTGGAGAAGGTGGTGCAATAGGTACACAAGGAGCAACTGGAGATATTGGTAAACAAGGAGCAATTGGTTTACAAGGTGCAAGTGGATCACAAGGAGCTGATGGTGAACAAGGAGCTATAGGTTTACAAGGTGCAACAGGGGAAGGTGGTGTAATTGGTAACCAAGGAGCAACGGGAGATATTGGTAAACAAGGAGCAATTGGTTTACAAGGTGCTACTGGAGAAGGTGGTACAATTGGTTCTACTGGGTCACAAGGAGATAAAGGTGCAGTAGGTTTACAAGGTTCTACTGGATCACAAGGTGCTACTGGAGAAGGTGGTGCAATAGGTAATCAAGGTGCAGATGGTAACCAAGGTGCAATCGGTTTACAAGGAGCAACTGGAGAAGGTGGTGTAATTGGTAACCAAGGAGCAACTGGAGATATTGGTAAACAAGGTGCAATTGGATTACAAGGAGCAACTGGTGAAGTTGGTAAAACAGGAACACAAGGTGCAGTAGGTTTACAAGGTTCTACTGGATCACAAGGTGATAGAGGATTTACTGGTTCTACTGGATCTCAGGGTGCTGATGGCGAACAAGGTGCAATTGGATTACAAGGTGCAACTGGAGAAGCAGGTAAAACTGGAGGCCAAGGTGCAAGCGGATCACAAGGATCTATAGGTTTACAAGGAGCAACTGGAGAAGGTGGTGTAATTGGTAACCAAGGAGCAACTGGAGATATTGGTAAACAAGGAGCAATAGGTAATCAAGGTGCAGCTGGTGAACAAGGTAGAGTTGGTAATCAAGGAGCAGTTGGAACACAAGGAGCAACCGGTTTACAAGGAGCAACTGGAGAAGGCGGTGCAATTGGTAACCAAGGAGCAACTGGAGATATTGGTAAACAAGGAGCAATCGGTTTACAAGGTGCAACAGGAGAAGCAGGTAAAACTGGAGGCCAAGGTGCAAGCGGATCACAAGGAGCAATTGGTTTACAAGGTGCTACTGGAGAAGGTGGTGCAATAGGTAATCAAGGAGCAGCTGGTGAACAAGGTAGAGTTGGTAACCAAGGAGCAATTGGATTACAGGGTGCAACAGGAGAAGGTGGTGCTATAGGTAACCAAGGAGCAATTGGATTACAGGGTGCAACAGGAGAAGTTGGTAAAACAGGAACACAAGGTGCAGATGGTAACCAAGGAGCAATTGGATTACAGGGTGCAACAGGAGAAGGTGGTGCTATAGGTAATCAAGGAGCAACTGGTGCTGATGGCGAACAAGGTGCAATTGGATTACAAGGTGCAACTGGAGAAGGTGGTGCAATAGGTAATCAAGGTGCAGATGGTAACCAAGGTGCAATCGGTTTACAAGGAGCAACTGG